ACCGGAAAGAACGGTAAATATCCGTAAAGTTCCCCTGTTTGCCGGTAAAGTTCGGTAAAAATCAGGGGTGTTTGTATATCCATGATATGATATTTGCATGTCGATATACACGCAAGCGGATTACGACTCCCTGAAAGCGGCATATTTAAGCCTGTTATCCGGTTCAAAAACGGTGCAGGCGTCCGTATCGGGTGAGTTCATTCGATATCAGGACATTCAGATTGGCAAATGCAAGGATCTGCTTAACGCTATGGCGGTTGAGTTGGGCCTTGCGCCTTCCAGGGCATACGCGAAACCCAAGGGGAGGTTCTATTAATGAGCGCCTTGTCTAAATTATCGGGCGCGATTGATAGCGCCATTGCTGTTGTCTCGCCTCAGAAAGCAATCCGCAGAAATTACCACCGAGAAATCCTTTCTAAAATATCCAAGCAAAAAAAACGCGAAACCTATGCGGCGGCTAAAACAAGCCGGGTTACAGGTACGTGGTCACCGGCTGATATTAATGTTAATGACTTGATCCGGGCCAGCAATCCGAAAATCAGGGCGCGGGTTCGTCAGCTGGTGCGCGACTTTCCTATATTCACGCGGGCGGTTACGGTCGTGCTGGACAATGTGGTTGGAGCCGGGATTAAGTTTCAATCTCATGCGTTAACGGCATCCGGCAAGTTTGACAATACGGCCATATTAAAAATTGAGGACGCATGGAAGCGCTGGGGGGATGAGGCTGACATTTCCGGCAAGCAAAGTATTTATCAGCTTATGAGATCCGCGAAGCGCCAGGAGCTTGAAAGCGGGGAGTTTCTACTGGTTCGCAGAATCATTAATGATAAAGCACGTTACCTGCCGTTCTGCCTACAGGCGGTTGAAGCCGACTGGCTTACAGATAATTCAACGGTGGCTATCGGCAAGGGCAATGAGATTGAGCAGGGAATCGAATACAATAAAATAACGGGGCAAGCGGTCTGGTTTCATTTCACCGATCCCGACAGTTGGGGAAAATCAATCCGGGTGCCTGCTGCGGACGTGGTCCATGGGTTTGAGTTTTTGAGGCCGGGGCAGATGCATGGGGTTAGTCCGTTTGTGTCAGGGGTGCTGGTTGCGCGGGATTTGGGCGAGTATATGGACGCTGAAATTGATACGGCTAAAATGGCTGCAAAATATTTGGCGTTTGTAACTAAAGATCCGGCAACGCGCGGGAGCCTGTTGGAGGATGGCGAGGGGGATGACGAGGGCAAAAAGATCGATGAGATGGAAAACGCGCTGATCGAATATCTCTCTCCCGGAGAGAATATTACAATCGCGTCAAATCCGAGGCCGGGCGGCAACTTTCCACCGACTGTAAAGCTGATTTTGTGCATGCTGTCAGCGGCCACCGGCGTTCCGTATGAGCTTTTAAGTTTCGATTATTCCGGGATTAATTATAGCAGCACTCGCGTTATCCGAAATGATTTTATCCATCAGTTGAAACCTGTCATTGATCGGCATGTCCGGCAGTTCTGCAACCCGGTAGCAACCTCATTTCTTGATGCAGCGGTGCTGTATGGCGGCGTGTCGCTGCCAAAGTATCGGCTGAATAAACAGCGTTACGCGCAATTTTCATGGCAACCACCGGGCGCTGAGATGATCGACTGGTTAAAAGAGAGCAAGGCGCGGATTAATGAAATGGGCGTATCGTTGCGATCACCTCAAGAAATTGTATTAGCAAGGGGCCGAGATTATGAGGAAGTACTCAAGGAAACGAAGCTGGCCTATGATAAAATTAAAGAAATGGGCCTGGACTTCTTGCTGCCGATTATCTGGAAACAGAGTTCAACCTCAGTTGCTAACAATCCGGCGGCGGTCGATGGTCAAGACAATGGAAACGGCAAGGGGCGGATGGCGGAGATAGCAGGGTTGGGGTTGCCGGAGGATGTGCTTATAATGCTCGAGGATATGGCTGATAATATCGAATCTCTAACGGGAGAAACTTAAATGAAAATCAGAAAAGACGCCGAACAGGATTTAACATACCGAATTTTTAATGTCCGGGCCGGAGAGCCTTCTACATTGGATGAGGATGAGCGAAGCGTGGAAATTACCCTGGCAACGGAAACCCCTTCGCTGGTTTTTGACTTCAACCGTTTTGAAGTTATCAACGAAGTGTTGATCATTGCCGGGTGCCAGTTACCGCAGTCAAGACAGGTTCCGATGTTGGATGTTCATTCGCGATATTCGGCGTCCGATGTGCTGGGTTCTATCCGGGAGCTAAAAAAGCAGGGCCAGGAGTTGGTTGGTCGGGCGGTGTTTTCGGCGGTGGAATCGGTCGATGAAACGTGGCAAAAAGTACGCGAAGGACACCTCACCGATTTTTCGGCTGGGTATAAAACGCTGGAATCTCAATATGTTCCAGAAGGCGAGAGCTATAAATGGAAAGGTGTTCAGTATGAAGGGCCAATCCTGATAACAAAGAAATGGAAGATCCGCGAGGGGTCGGTTGTGCCGATAGGTGCCGATGAGTTGGCAACCGCACGCACTGCAAATAAAACCAATATCAATTCAAACAAGGAGGTTAAGGGCATGGACGAAAAAACAAGAAAATATTTGATTGGGCGTGGGCTTGCCGAGGATGCAACCGAGGAAGAAGCTTATGCATTTATGGAAACCTTAGATGTTCGGGCCGAACCGCCTGAAAAAGATCCACCGGAGAAAGATCCGGTGTCAGAAGTTGATGTCGAAAAGATCCGGGAGGCGGCAACCGGCGAGGAACGCGAAAGGGTTGACGAAATTATTGCCCTGGGTACGGAATACGATTGCTCGGATCTGACAAATCCGATGATCCGCAGCGCGGTTAGCGTGGTTGATGCAACGCTGGCAGTTGCAAAGCACACCCTGAAAAAGGCGGCGGAATCCGACATGAAACATTTTCATCCGGCGTCAATCGAGATCGACTCGAAGGATAAATTCCGGGCGGCGGCAACTGACAGCCTGATTTTGCGGGATGGGGTGACTACCATCGAAAAACCTGCACCGGGAGCCATGGAGCTTCGCGGCTATTCTCTGCGGGAGCTTGCGCGGGAGTGCCTGCGAGTGGCGGGTGAGAATCCGGGCGGGGATGTTCAGACCATGATAGGTCGGGCATTGACCACCGGGGACTTGCCATTAATCCTGGCTAACGTGGCAAATAAGAGCCTGTTTGAGGGCTGGAATACAGCCAACGAAACCTGGCAGCAGTGGTGCGGTACCGGCCAGGTACCGGACTTTAAAACAAATTATATGCCTCGCGTGTCCGAATTCGATGATCTGGAAGAAATCCCGGAGCATGGAGAATACACGTATGGAAAGCTGACTGAGGCCACCGAGAGTTACAGCATTGTGACCTATGGCAAACTGTTTGCCGTGACTCGCCAGACCATCATCAATGACGATCTTGGGGCGCTCACACGCGTACCGGCGATGCATGGGGAAGCTGCGTCAAGGAAAGTCGGAGATGTTGCCTATGCGGTGTTAACTGCAAATGCGGCCATGGGTGATAGCGTGGCGCTGTTTGCTTCCGGGCATTCAAATCTGGTCGCACATGGTTCGGGCGCGGTTCCTGGAACGGCAACGATTGCGGCAGGTATCCTGGCAATGGGTACGCAAAAGGATCTGCGTGGGTTGCGACGGTTGAACATCCGACCATTATTTCTGATTGCACCGAAAGCGTTGGAAGGAAATGCGGAAATCTTTTTCAATTCCGGGGCGTTCTCTGATCACTCCACGGTGGCCACCGATTCGACATTTGCTTCGACTCGCTGGAATCCGTATGCAGGTAATTATTTCAACCGGGTGTATGATGCGCGGCTGGATGATTCGGATGCGGCGGCTTGGTTCCTGGCAGCGGAGAAGGGAAAGACAATCACAATGTTTTTCTTAAACGGCGTACAGGCACCCTACACCGAGCAGAGATCCGGCTGGACGGTTGACGGAACCGAGTTCAAGGTGCGGATAGATTGTGGAGCCAAGGCGGTTGACTGGAAAGGTCTGTACATGAATGATGGTAATTAATCTCTAAAGTTGCTGCCAATCAGGGTCCAGCAATTTTGAGACGGTATGCTCGGACGGTTTTTATTCTCCTTTCCTGCCTGGGCATACCGTAAAACAGTAATAATTCATAACCAATATATCGGGAGGTAATACCATGATTAATGACGGATTAGAAGCGGGCGGGAGATTCAATTTCCTTTACGATTTTGCGAAACATGGCGGGGCTATTTCGACCATCACGGTCGGGCCGAAGCTGATTCCACCGGAAACGATTATTACAAGTGGTGTTATCAGAGTGGTGACGGCACCGGTCGGGACTAATGCGACCGTGGCGTTGCATCTTTCCAGCTCTGAAGACATCCTGGCAGCAACGGCCATA